TCCATGAGTGTCGTGAACAGAAACACTCCGTGACGCGTAGAAGTCTGACAGAGTTATTTATAGAAAAGTTTTGAAATTAAGTAGCCTTTTCTTTTAACTTGCTGGGATTATACGACACGATAAGGGCTAAGGGCTATCTAAAAAAGTAGCACGGATTATACTATGGTATAAGAAGAGGAGAAAATATGAAAAACTTTAACAAAACTCAATCATTAGAAGAAGCGATCGAAACAGCTGATGAAATTGATTTATCTTGGTTCAAATAATAAATAACAGTAATTTACGTTAAGGAGAATAAAATGGCTAAAATTATTAGTAATGAAGAATATGCAAAATTAACGAGAGATGTTGATTATTGGAAAGATCTAGCATTAAGAGAAGAGTCTTACAAAAACTTTTATGAAGCTCTATATAAAGTGAAAAAAGAAAAAGTTATTGAACTAATGAGAGAAAATCAATCATTAGACCGAAAATTAGAAGAACTCGAAAACAAAAATAAACTTTCATCAATATATGATAAATTAATACTTCAATCGAAGCTAAAAAAAATAGATAAAGAAATTTATAGCGAGCATAATTGCAATCTAAATTGTTTTAAAGAACATGTTTTACCTGCTATTCAAAGAGATTATGATTCTAAAAGTATTCAGTTCAAAAACGATTGGCATGAAAGACATTGTTTTATACAACAGTGGAAGCAAAAATTAAAAAATGATTATGATTTTCTTGAAAGTTTATATATGATTGCTGATACAATAATGGTTGCGTTTAAGGCTTGACTTTTCAAGTCTTTTTTGATATTATATACTAAAGGAGAAAAAAATGAAAATTTACTATGTGGCACTAACAACTAATAAAGACGCGGTGGCTAAAAATTATAGCGGAAAACGATTATCTCTTTATACAAAAAAACACGAAGCTATTAAGACTTGTGTTTTATTAAATTATCAATGGGAGCTATTTTTCGGGGATGGAGCAAAAGAAGAAAAACCATTCAAAGTTTACTGCGTAGAATCAGAGCCAATGGAGGTGACTAATGACTAGCCTATTTGATAAAGTAAGCACAGCTAAAGAACTTAAAGAATCAGAAGACTTTTCAGGCGGTTTGCTTTGGAATGTACAAGATATTTTGCCTAAAGGTTCACTCGGTCTTATAACAGGTAGCGAGAAGAGTATGAAGTCATCACTAGCTCAAGATTTAGCGCAGGCAATGGCACTAGGAGAGCCGTTCGCTGGGCGAGAAACAACTAAAACTAACGTGTTATTTATTCAGAACGAGAATAGCAGACTGACAGAACATCAACGCTTGAAAGGTTCAAGAAGAGATAGTCCTGATAACTTATATTTCTTACATGGTGGAGCTTTTAAACTTGATACATGGAAATATGACAGCCAAGGGAAAAAGCACAATGTAGGGCTTAGAGAGCTATATAACTTCATACTAGAAAAAGACATTGGACTTGTTATTCTAGATCCTCTCAAAGACTTGTTAGAAGATAATGAGACAATCAACGCAAACCAACCAATGGCAGAAGTCCTAAGAGGAATTACTAGCCTTAGAAATACTTTAGATATGAAGCACGACAAGTATGTAACGTTTATGGTTGTGGCACATGCTAGAAAACAAGCTGGCGAACAGTCTTTAACAGAACGTGATTTTCGTATCATTCCAAGCCATATATTAGGAGCTACAACTATTCCTGCTTGGTACGAGATAGCCTTTACTATGTCGCCAAAGATTAATAGTAAGACTAAAAACAGATATTCTATCATGAAAGTATTTGCTAGAAACTTTGCTTTCAATAATGAAATTCTTTGGGGATATGTTGGTTCGGCTTTTACATCAATTGAACAAGATAAAAAAGAGCCTGATAGCGAACTAGTGGAAAAAGTAAAAAGGGAAACTCCTAAAGAAGTAACGAAAGAATCGGCACAGGCTTTCTTAGACTTAGCTAAAGAGCAAGGAAAGGTAATAGAAAATGATTAATTATGAAAACAAAGCTATTATTTTACACGCTGAAGTGTATGGCTGGTTATATCGTGCATTAGATGAAATGGTAAAAGCAGAATGGCATAATGACGAGCTTTTCAAAGTATGGCTTGGACGTGCTGAATTTCTAGTCAGACAGTCTAAAAAATTGCATACAGCTTGCGAAAATGATTATTCCAAACGTGCATTGGTTAAAGCATTGCAATTAAAAGCAGAAATAAATAAAAAAATATCATCTAATGCTTGATAATAAAAAATAATTTTGATATAATAGTATATATAGAAATAAAGGAGAACTAACAAATGGTTAAGTTAACGAAAGAACAAGACATATTTATTAAAACTTTTAATGATAAAAGCCGAGCATTTTATTATATTTCTAGTTGGGGTTGGGGAAATTTTCTTAAAAATGGACTAGGAGAAATTTACGAACGTGGAGTTAAGACACCTTTTACTCTTGATGAAAAAGAAAAAATGTTAAATGCCATTATTAATGGTTATGAAGTAATTGAACCTAAATTTAAGTTTCATACTTTTTCTGATGTTAGTGGATTGGACCGTTTATATTATACTGGCGTACAATCACAATTAACAGCTAGTATTGAACGAGCGAAAGAAGTTGAGAAAAACAGCAAAGAATATGTTGCACTTGAAAACTTAGGTTTCTATAAAGAAGAAATATGATAACATCTTTTGAAAGTCTAAATGAAAGGCGATTAATAACTCTCAATCATCACAAAAAGGGAAGTCAGCAGTACATCAACAGTTTAAATTACTTTGAATATGCTAGAATGTACTTCGAGAAAAATGGCTTTCCTGATGATAACAGACGAGTTTATCAAAGTGGCAAGCGAAAAGGCCAAAAAGTCGGCTGGTCCGATAAAGAGGAAAAACAGCAGAAAGAAGACATCAGGAATTTTATTTATGGAAAGCAACTACAAAAGTTTAAAAGCCAGAGAAAAAGCAAGTAAACACTATGCCAGAAGCGTCAGGAAGTTGTCTAAAGAGCTCGAAGAAATGAACGAGACAAAGTATAGGGCTGGGCCTAACGAGTGCCTGTATGGCTTGATAAATGACTTGTGGAACTATTGGGACGAAGGTTGGATCCTGCCTATGCTTAAGTATAATATCGAAATTACAAGACAAGGTAACGTATTTATCGTGGAAAGAGGAGAAAATGGAAGCAATTAATATTAAATTTGATGAAAAGCAGCTTGAGGAAGTTGTGAAAAAAGTTGCTGAAGAACTTAAAAAAACGAAACCTAACTTTTATGAGCTTTCAGATACAAAGCAGGAAGAGAAAAAGAAAAAGTGCAAGATAAATGGAGGAGAAAATGACCGAAGTTGAAACTTTTGTTAAAATTGAGGCTTTTGAAAAATATGAAGTATCTAATTTAGGCAAAATTAGAAATATGAAAAGTGGTAGAATACTCAAACCTTTTCTTGATAGAAGTGGATATTTAAGGCATTGCTTATGCGAAAATAATAAAAGGAAATATCTGTTTCTGCATAGAATTATAGCGACCACTTTTATAGACAACCCTGAAGGAAAGCCTTGTGTAAATCATATTGACGAAAATAAGTTAAATAATGACTTAAGCAATCTTGAATGGTGTACTGTAAAAGAAAATAACGTGCACGGTACGAGAATAAAAAGGGCTTCTGAAAAATGCTTTAAAAAAGTTATTCAATTAGATTTAAATGACAATGTATTAAATGAATTTGAATCAATTAAACAAGCAGGACAAGAAACAGGAGCTTCAGCAAGTCATATAAGCAGTTGTTGTAACGGAAAAAGAAAAAGTGCGGGTGGATTTAAGTGGAGAAAAAAATGAGCGTATTTGAAAAATTAAGCATCATTAACGTCAATGATAAAAAGAGTAAAAAGAATAACCTTGATTATTTGAGTTGGGCGTTCGCTTGGGCAGAGGTAAAAAAAATATATCCTGAATCAACAAACAAGATTTATAAGAACAAGGATGATTGGAATTACCACACAGACGGTCGCACAGCTTGGGTTGAGGTTGGAGTTACTATCGAGGGGTTAGAGCACATTGAACATCTTCCCGTAATGGACTATCGAAACCAGTCAATTCCTCTTGAAAAAATTACTTCAATGGACGTGAATAAAGCAATTCAACGCTGTTTAGTAAAAGCAATCGCAAGGCACGGTTTAGGTTTATACATATATTCCGGTGAAGATTTGCCTGACATGACAGAGGAACAGAAAGAACTTGAAGCAGAAAAACAACGACTTCGCGAGATCCAGCCAGCACTAAAACGAGCTGAAGAACTTGGATATCCTGATATGAAACTACTTAAAACAAAGACTAAAAAAGAAATCTTTGAAATCATGACAAATTGGAAAGCGACAGAGGGAAAATAAAAAATGGCAATTATCACAGTAACAGCACAAGTAAACGAAAAAAATACTCGAACAGTAAACACAGCAAAAGGCGACAAGAAAATTATTTCAGTTCCATTGTTTGAAAAAGAAAAAGGGTCAAGCGTAAAAGTTGCTTACGGTTCAGCGTTCTTACCTGACTTCATTCAATTAGGGGACATCGTAACGATAAGTGGTCGCGTACAAGCTAAGGAATCAGGCGAATACGTAAATTACAACTTTGTTTTCCCTACTGTTGAAAAAGTGTTTATCTCTAATGATAATAGTAGTCAATCACAAGCTAAACAGGACTTATTTGGAAAATCTGAACCGATTGAAGTTGATGAATCAGAACTCCCTTTCTAGAAAGTTGGTTTTATGTACACAGCAGAAGAAAAAGAGCAAATTATCGACATCGTGGATAAGATGAGTTTACTTAAACAAGACTTTGACGGAGCTTTCACTTGGATCAAGGAAAATGTATCAATGCCATTTGACTTTGACGAAGAACAGCAATTTATATCAGACTTGAAGCAGTTAGTGAAAATTAACGCTTTGAAGTTTGGTAAAATATATGAAGGAGTGCTAAATTGACAACATTAAGAGAACTACACAAAAAACTTAAAATCAAACAAACGCTTGACAACTACGTAAGAAACACAAATAAGAAATACAAATATAACTTTGTTCCTGATGAAATTCTTGGCGAGGGAATGGCTAAACTAATCGAGCTTAACACGCAAGGAAAACTTGGACGACATGCACAGCAGATTGCTTACATCAATCATAACTTGAGCTTACAGCGACAAAAGGAGCAACTGGAACAAGCTAACGAACGACTCGCTAAACGTGCTGAGAAAGCCCAAAAATTGCTTGACACAGAACTTTTGAAAGATAGCTACATCGAAACACTTGAAATGTTTAGTAAATTCAATGCAGCAAAACAATATACTATGTGGGACGACCTAGAAACTCCAACTAAAGTGATTGAGTTCATGGAAAAAAACGGAGTGAAGCAAGGGAAATGGCTACGTCCTGAAGGAGTCGACGCTTGGTTTAAAGAACGAATCATTTGGTTCAAGAATAAATTGAAAGAAAAATAATTAATGATAAAAACTTTTTGCTTGACAGCTTAAAGTTTTTTTATTATACTTAATACATCGAGTTAAGGAAAGAGGTAAAAACAATGGAACTAATTGAATGCCAAACCTGCGGGGCTTCGAGTTTCACTAATGGTAAATGTGATTATTGTAGAAACCAGTATGAAACGGAAACTATTTTTGAGGAGCAAAAAGAACAAGAAACAACTTATACAGAACTTAGGTTCCAAGAAACTAAAACAGGTAAACTAATACTAAAAATCATGATCTATACTTTAGTTTCTATTGTTTGGTTTGCTGTAACTGTATTTATTCCGCCATTATTTATAATAACAATTATTTTATTAGTGGTTTATTGCATTCATCGCTTGATAATTAAAAGAAAATAGCTTATAATAGTATATAGAATAAAGGAGAAATAAATGAGTATTGAATCAGTAGTTGGTAAAGTTATTATAATAGCACTAATCGGAATTGGACTATATGCTTTTTTTGCATTAGTTGACCTGATTAAAACGAAAGGAAGTAAATAGATGAGTAAATACTTTAATGATAAAAGATATTGCCATTGCTTCGATATTCCAACGAGTGACGGTTTAGGAGTTTGCAAAGGATGCAGAGGATATACAAATATCTGTTATAGTTGCGATCGCTGTTTGCACTGCTGGTTTACATCGCAGATTGAACTATTTACTGAATATGATGAACCTAAGTTGCTGGAACTTATAGAAAAATGGAATAAATTTTATCAAATTAGAAAGACAAAGAACAGTTAATGTTTGACAAAGTAAAAGTAATTTGATAGAATAGAGTTATAAATAGAGGAGGACAAAATGAAAGATACAGTAAAAACTTTAATGATAATTGCAGGTGTCGGCTTTTCACTTATTGCTATCACTTGGATAGGCATGCTTGCAACGTTGCTTATTGCATGGCTTGGAGGTAACATCTAATGAACTTAAAAGAAAATCGGCACTATGCTAATAAATATGGCGTGGAACTTAACGAATACTTGAAACATAATTTTAACTACGAAGAGCTTGTGGGCTGGAATACAATGCAGGTATTGAAGTATCTAGTAAGAGCTGGCAAGAAAGAGGGTGAAAGCTACGATAAGGACCACAATAAGGCTTTAGACTATGCCAAAGAACTTGCTAACTTAAGTAACGATAATGAGCTTACAGAGTATACTACTGACGACATTATGGGCTTTATACAAGATATGGCTGATGATTTTGAACAATGGAAAGGCGAAGAATAATATCACAAAGAGTTAATGCTTGACAGCATTGACTTTTTTTGTTATTATAGTCTTATAGAAATAAAGGAGAGCAAAACAATGATAGTATCAACAACTATAAATACGATTTGGAGTAATGCAAGATGGTAAAATGGACACAAAAGAAAGCGAAGATTAAAGCTGATAGAGAGGATGATTTAAAGACAAAAATTTTAAAAGCACGTGGGATTCCCTTGGAAGACCATCAAGAGTTTTTGTTTCCTGATGAAAAGTGGGAAAATCATCCTTTTGAAATCCGTAATGTAGAGAGGGCTGTTAATCGTATCTTAGAGGGTATCGCAGACAAAGAAACAATTGTAATAAGTGGAGACCCTGATGTAGACGGAATCACAGCAACAGCTATTATGTTTAACCGATTGAAAGCATTACAAGATTTTAATGAGTTTAACTTAGATTACATCTATCCTCAACGTGATACAGGCCATGGATTGTATGGTCAATTATCAGTTCAAGACCATTGGTTAAATAAAGCGGAAAAGGCAAAGGCTGAAAAAGATAAAGAAAGTCTTGCGAAGTGGGAAAAACTTATTGACCTTAGTCGTTCAAACATTGAAAAGACAAAAGTAGCTGACATTCTCATTGTTTTGGATAGTTCAAGTAATGACTTAGAAGGTGTTGAACGTGCTCGAACATTGAATCCTGATTTAGATATTATTATCTTAGACCACCATGAGTTCGATTCTAAAGAGATTGCGAATAAAATGGATAAGGAAGTTATCTTGTGCAACCCCCATCATCACCTAGACGAATCAGTCAATAAAGATTTATCAGGTGCTGGTATGGCTTATAAAGTAGCCAAAGGAATTGATGATGTCTTAGGTGATGATGGATTTTCTAATCAATTTCGTGATTTAGTCGCAATCGGTTTGGTGGGAGATATGATGAGTGTTCTTAATTTTGAGAACCGTTACCTTATCTCGCAAGGGCTACAAAATGTTAATAACGTTGGGCTATCACGTATCCTTAAAGGTGCTAAAATTAATACATACCGATACAATACAAAAGATATTGGGTATAGTATTGCGCCATTGATTAACTCATCTGCTCGTATGGGGGAGATTGAGCTTGCTTTTCAAATTTTGATGGTAGATAATGATACTGATGCTAAAAAACTCCGTCTTAAAATGGATAAATTAAATAAGAAACGTCAAGAAACTCAAAAAGCAGTCATGCAAAAATATGAAGATACTCAAAATATGGAAGACAAGATTGTCATTGTTATTGATTCAGAATCAAACAAAGGTATGAATGGTCTAGTAGCTCAGAATATTGCTCAAAAATATCGTCGTCCATGTTTCGTTGTTACAGAGGGAAAAGATGGAGTCTGTCGTGGTTCAGGTCGTTCTTATGGTGGTTTTAATACTAATGAGTTCTTGAGTGAATTAGATTTCGTAGAAGCACAAGGACATGGACAAGCTCACGGATTAAGTTTCCCTCTTGACCGTTTAGATGATTTAAAAGAGTATATCGAAGAAAACATGCCAGACAATCTTGAGACAGAACAGACGTTCTACTACGACATTGAATTGGAAAATGTAGAAGAAGCATTCATGGCTTTGACTGACTTAATCAACATCAACTATATTACAGGTAATAATTTTCCAGAAGTTGTAGTACGCATGGACAATGTTATGATTGAAGAACGTGCAGTTATTGGCAAAACAAAAGAAACGGTTAAATTTAAAACAAGTGGAGATTTGGTTCTTATTAAGTTTAAAGTTAATGAAGATTGGAACAAAGATATTGATACATTTGATACTGTAAGTGTTGTAGGAAATGGAACAATTAATGAGTTCTATAACTTTGGGACAAAAGAAATGACACGAACACCTCAAATTATTATTATGGATATTGTAAAGGATTGATATCAAATATTTATTTTCATAAGGAGAACAAATGAAAGATAAAGCATTCAGAAGAAAATGGACAATGTACTTGTTGAGTATTCAGTATGATGTAAGTGGTGCTGAAATTCCTGAAGAAGTATTACAAGAAGAGGCGGATCTAATTTTTGGTTAAAAGAACAAAGTTAATGTTTGACGGCATTGACTTTTTTTGATACAATGACATTATAGAAATTAAGGAGATACAAATGGAAAAATACAATGTTAAATTGATGAACAACAAAAAAGGATATTTAAACTCTTTTAAAAACGAGCTAGGGGAAAAGTTCCTCTTCCTAGGGTTTAAAGAAGAAAGAAATAACTTTAAATCAGAGTTTACAAAAGAAGAGATAAAAGCGATTGATGAAAGATACTTGGAATTTATTGAAGAGATCTAAAGTTTATGTTTGACAAATATAAAGTATTTTGATAATATTGTTTTGTAGAAAGGAGGTTAAACAGTGGCAATAATAGCTTATAACCCTATGACGGAAGAAGAGCTACACTTCAGTTGTAAGGCTCAATGTGCCAGGACTTAAGCCTAATACAGTCATCAGGTGGCTTGATAACGGTATGCCTGTAATTGAACTGCTGACAGACCTAGATAGAAATCAAGTGGAAATTGAAAAACAAAGTAAGCTAAATGGCTTTGAATTATTTACGATTAAGGAGTGGTTAGATTATGTGTAAAAAACGCAAATACACAAAAATGGGCGCTTTATATTCAATAGTAAGTGCCCAACATGCTAAAAAGAGCAAGAAAAACAAAAATGATAAAATACCAGTTAGAGCTTATCACTGTAAGTGGTGCAATTTATATCACTTATCAAGTCAGCAAAGACTAAATATAAAAACAGGAGTAATTGGATAATGAAAGATGAATTTGCATACTACAAGGCTTATTACTTTTCAGATGATTTGCAAGCCTTTAAAAGTCGTAAGTTTTATAATAAAAAAGAAGCTATTGAATGGTTTGAGGCGTTAGCTGAAAAACAAAGAATTGAACTTAAAAAAATAACTGAAATAACGGAGGTTATAGCATAATGACAAATGAAGAATTATATGAAAGAATTACTAGCGTACTAAAAGAGCAAGGTATCGGAATGGCACAGCTTGAGTTAAAAGTTAAAGATGAAACAGGTAAATACCCTAACCTAAGAGTAACTAAATCACGCTTGAGCCTACCTAATACCGTAGCATTCCCTTATCTTACTATGTTTTTTAATGATGATGAAATGCACGAGCTTATACTTAAAAAGATGAATACTTCAGCAGCAGATGGAGAGGCTATGGACTTACTAGATGAGTTATTATATAGCTTAAAGCCAAGCAAAGAATATCTGTATAAGCAACGACTAAAGCGTAGAATGCAAAGGGAGGCAATGAGATGATACTACACAATTATACAAGTAAAATCAATAGTTCAAAATATCCACGGTCAACAGCTAGAAAGATTGCTAATGACTTGAACAAACAGGACAACTTCAATAATTATCTAGTCAGCTTTGAGCTTGGCTCTAAACGTTATGTTATTGAAAAATTTGAAATTAGAGGAATGAATAGATGAAGCGTTACTACGTAGAGGAAGAAGACGGCAAAGAGATTAAGCGAAAACTAACAACTTTTGCTAATGATGATTTAACACAGCTGTCAGATGATGAACTAGAAACATTATACTATGAATCATCTGCTCAATTTTTAGCTAAAGCAATGCACTTTATGAAGATTGAGAACGAATTATTTTCAAGAAAGAATGTAACTGCAAGTGATGAAATTCTAATAAATGCTGGAAATAATATTATTGAAGCAATTAATCAGGTAAGCAATTGAAGCGCAAAAAGGAGAAAGCAATTGAAGAACAACGAGCTAGTGAAGAAAATCAACGAAGAGTTGAAGCTGAAAAACGAGCCGGAACTGACAGAATCGCAAGAGAACATGATAAGGCAACTGAACAACCTGAATCCGAAAGGACGAAAGAAGTTAGTGGAGAAGATGAAAATGAGAGAGTTGTACCAAACGCAGCAACTAATGGCATTATTGGGACGAATTGGTCTAGCGTAAGACCTGAAATAGATAGCAAATTAAAAATCAAAAAATAGAAAGTAGGATATCTTCATTTACAAAAGAAAAACCACCAATTAAGGTGGTCTTTTTTAGTTTACTTTTCCATATTCTGCTTCAAATTCCTTTTGATACATAACTGTTTCTGGTAACTTAATCCCTCCAAATTTACCTTGGAAACCGCCAAGCATACGAGTTGTTTTAATATGTCGTGCTGATACTCCATTGCATACATACCAATTTTTAGTGTCTTTACAATTAATTAGAAACATTTCAATTTCTCCGCTTTCTGTTGTGTTATTGTTATCTGTGCTTACAGTTTGCCCTGTAAGGCGCTTATTTAGTTCTGCGATAAAGTATGAGCGACAACTCTCTACCGTGCCGCCGTGAGCTTCTACGGAACGTCTAGGGCAACTTGTGCTTGATAGCTCTTGATGTAACTTCACGGTATCATGATTAGGAGTTAGTCCCCATTGTTTCATGTACTTAGCAACGTCATCTAGTACCGCTTGTTCATTCCTCAAGAACTGATTTAAATCGCCCTCTGATTGGCACACTTCCCAACTTGCGTAATTTGCATTACCGTATGAGTTAGCACAATGGTATGCCATATTAGAGAAGTCGGAAGCCTGCAATCGTCCGTCAGAAGCAATGTAAACATGAGCAAAGCCCTCTTCTGGGTTATGCGTAGGTAACCAACCATTATAAAAATTAGTGTTAGCACCATTTGAGCCTGCATCATTGTGAATCACAACCCCAGTAGGATTATAACCACGTACACCAGCGTTAGTTATATTCATTCTTTTTTATCCTCTGTTTGTTCTTCTTCTGCTTCAGGAACACTTACACCATTCTTTTTCATAAGTTTAACCAAACCGTCAAACATAGGGCTAATTTTTGCGATTAAGTAAATAAACTGTCCTACAAAGTATAATAAACCTACATTAATCACAGTTTTGGCGATATCAGAAGTTGAGGGTGTTTGTGTAAAGTAAAAGACTGCATATAAAATCCATAGCGCGAAGACTACCGTCAAGTCAATTACAAGTCTACGTTTGAAAGGTGGGTTCATCGATTCTCTATCTTTGACCCACGTAGCGAAAAGAATCGCCAAAATTAAGATAGTTATTAAAATCATTCTAGTTACCATTTTGTTCTGCTTTCTATTTTGTTATTTAATAAAGTAGCTTGCGTTACCACGTGACGACAAAGGATTACTACCAATATCTTCCCCCCACCAAGTAATACTACCATCTGGGTTTATGTCAATATGGAAAATACTATTTTTTCCAACAAGATGACCAATAAGACTTTGAACAACAGCTGGACGAAACGGTTTATCTACCCACGTTCTAGACATCGTTTGTCCTTTTTTTATATTTGCTATGCTACCAAGGAATCTAACAATTACTAAATCATCGTTCTTTTTAGTAAGATGCAATTGCAAACCAGGAGCGGTTTGAACTGTCAACATTTCAGTTGGAACATGGATTGAACCTTTAAGTGATATATTATTTGCATAAATACTATCCAAATTACTGGTCTGAACAATTGGTTTAGTGCTTGTTACTCCAGTTCCTGAAGTTACAACAACATCAAAACAAACTTTCAAAACGCCAGAACCATTGTTTAGATCAACACGGTTGCTATTATTTGCGGTTTCGGCTGATAAACTGACAGGATTAGCAGTTTGAGTTAAGTCAATATTTGCATGAATGTAATTAACTGAATCCCCTTTTAAAGCTACTGTTTCGTTTAATAGTTCAAAATACCTCCCGCCTGCAACGATTGATGTGTTAACATATTGAATGTTAAGAGCTGTATTTAACGGACTTGTCCAGTCTTTGCGTCTAATCGTTCCGTAGTCCATTCCTGTCAACATCATGTATAGTTTTCCGTCATTATTAGAACCGACCGGGAACTCTGTACCATTTTGACTAAAAAACGTGTAATTTTTAATTGTCATTTTTAACCTTTCTTGAAATTATCTTTGCTTTATCTAAAACTGGGTTATCAGTAATTGATAGCTCCAACAATCTAAATTTTCTACCGCCATAAGGATAACCACCAATTGATACAAATTGGCCGACTTCGTACAAGAGCGTAGTTTCGATTCTAAGAGAGTTTTCACTATTATAGTACACTTTACCATTCAATAACTCTAAGTGGTCTTTACGTAGCTCTCTGTACCCTGTGAAGCTATCTATTCTATATTTGTCGCCATAAGTAGCTACATACTCATATAACATTTGGTTTGTCTCCACTTTCTACAAAAATAAGTCTATCATTGAACTCTGTTTTAACTCTGTCGGCTATGTAACCCGAATATAGTTTTCCTTCGTACCAAACATCGACCAAGTCATTAACATATAAAGGCAAAAATTCATTTTGATTAAAGATTAACCTTGTAACGATCGTGGAGGGAGAAATTTCAGCCTTAATAGCAGACATATCTGGAGGGTTTCCGTGTTCATCTCTATCATAAAATAATGTTTTTGGTGTCCTTACTTCTGGCAAGTCTGTCCCGTCTCCGTGATAAGTGCTATAATCAATGACATCTCCATTATTTTTTGCTGTGTACATTTTAGGAGGGTCTGTATAGTCGTCTGTTGCCTTATTTTTAACAAACACAACAGCAAAATTATAAGCCGAACGTTCTGTTATTGTTTCCGTGTCCATTGTAACACTTTGCTTAATATCTACCCTTGTTGTGATTCTTTTTCTATTCCAGTTCCTTGAAGCAAAATTAATAAATAACAAAGTTCTAGGGTCTGTTTCAGATGAAGCATGCTGAATTGTCGTAGTTGGTTGAAATTGAACCTTTGAAAATATCCTTTTTGCTACGTCATGAGCCGATGAAGTTTCTGCTTTACGGTTAATTGTAGCCTTTCCAGCAAAGACAGTTGAATTAAAGAAGTACCCATAACTCATTAAATTATTTTTATTAGGGTCAATTAAATAATCAATGATAGCAGCGTTTGTCGTTTTAGTTATTGCGTTTGGAACATCTAAGCTTTCAATCATTGCCCAAAAATAGTTCTTTAATGTGGCTTTGTTACTTTCATCTACATCTGTCACAAGGTAAACCATATCTAAATTTAAGCTTTTCTTTTTACCTAGAGCTTCCTCGATTGGAACAACTTCAGGAAATAGAATTTGAACAATATCGCCAACTTCTACTGAAACGGTCAATGTAGCTGATGAAGTGAAAAGGTAACCCGTTTCCCACAATTCATAGTCAATAACTTGACATCTTGCCTTTGGTATTGGTAGACCTCTTTTGTCTTTTTTACCATTAGGAAGAGTAAAATCAGATATATTATAATAGTTAGGGTTAAAGTTATCATAAACGTTAGCTTCTAACATCAAATGAAGTCTGCCTTTCTCTTAATTTTAAACTCTGCCTTGGCAAGGTTGATTAGCTCCATTTGACCTTTTTCAATTATACGAGTTCTGTATCTCTCGAAGTCCATTACAGGGAATAGATTCAATGGAGTTGTACCGTTCCAGCCTTGATAAATTTCATCATTTACATCTGTATTGATTAAAATATAGTTTTGCAACTGTTCCGTCTTAAATACAATTGCAGTATATTCATTTCCAATATCGTCTAAAAATCTAACTCCAGTAGGTGTTTTAGGAAGTTGCGGATATAATATCCCCATAAAACTAAATATTTCATCTTTTATATCCCAACGGCTTAAACGGTCTATGTCACTTTCCCCATAATAAGTGTAAGAAGTTCCTTCGACATACTTATAACTTCCTGGTGCTGTTCCACCATAAATTTTAGACTTACCAGAAAGAACTTGACCATTTTGAATTTTTTCAAAAGTTAAGTTTTCGTAAGTGTACCACTTTGTAATTATATCAAAAGTTATCTTTTCGCTGAAAGTTCCGTTCTTACCGTAACCCTCTGTCTTTGTGACATCTGCTAAAGCTAAGTCAGCATATACCTGAAAAATCTCTGTTTGATATTCAAGTGTAACGAATTTTTGGTTAAGAATGTCGTTTATGAAGTCTTTCATTAGTTGATAGTTTTCTTCCAAACTTTCGCCAAACGTTTCTAGCTTAAACTCTATTTGAGGTTGAGTGATCGAGCGAGTTCCCATTACTCCGATACCATTACTTTGCCAAATGTTATTAGTTGATTGTAACCCTAAATTAGAGGGCTGGTAAAATCTAACTTTTCCATTTGTAACGTCCCAAACTTTATCGTCTGTTCCGTCTAAGTTGGTATGTATTTTGTACTGTCTTACCATTAAGCCCTCCCTAGGTCAAATTCTCGTCTGATTGCACGTGCTAAGTTAGAAACATCTTGACCAGCACCGCCTTGTACGTTGAATGTGTTATAAGTTCTATTATCGCTTGATACGCTATTAGTGCTTAAACCGTAACCGCTAGAAGATAAGTTGACATCTGTTAAGCCTACTACCATTGAACCTCTGAACAGTCCGCTGGTTTTTTTAGAAACTCCATTAATTACGCCACTAACTTTATTAATTGCGCCACTAATTTTATCTAAAGTTCCTGAAATACCACCTAGAACATTATCAACTAATTCTTTAACTCCCCCAAATGCCTTAGCAAAGAAGTCACGAACTCCACCAAACACTTTCGTTATAGAATCCCATGCCCCTTTAGCAATATCTCCTAAAGCACCAAGTGCGTCACTCACTGCTTGCTTAGCTGAATCGAATGCATTGCCAAACCATGAGCCAACTGAATCAAATGCACTTTTAATTGAATCCCATGCGTTACTAGCAAAACCGCCTAAAGCACCAAGTGCGTCACTCACTGCTTGCTTAGCTGAATCGAATACACCACTAAACCATGAACCAACTGTATCAAATACACCTGTTATTGCGTCCCAAGCGTTACTAGCAAAGCCACCTAAAGCACTAAATACACTTGATACAACACTTTTGACGTTATTAAATATTTCACTAAAGAAACCTGAAATTGCACTCCATATTGATGAAACTACTCCCCAAGCACTAGAAGCAAAACTTCCGATTGCACTGAAAGCACTAGATACGACTCCCCTTACAGCATTAAATATGCCACTAAAGAAGCCAGAAATAGCACTCCATACTCCGACTAGTACATTCCAAGTTGAACTAGCGAAGCTACCAATTGCATTGAATACTCCACTAACTACATTACGAACAGCATTAAATATTCCTCCAAACCAAGAGCTTAAACCTTGCCATGCGACGATAACTAATTGATAAGCACCACGGATTATGGCTAATATAACTTGGAAAGCCAAGTTAATAACAGATGAAACTAGGTTAAATATAGATTGAAAAAGTCCAATTAATGGTCTGAAAGTTGTAACGAACCATTTATAAGCACTTGTTACTGCACTAGCTATTGTGGCGAAAGCATTAGTCACAATTGTGACTATTCCATTCCATAATCCACTAAAGAAACTACCAGCTGCATTGAATACACCTGAGATTCTTGACCAAGCACTAGAAGCAAAGTTACCAATGGCACTAAAGACATTTGCTACAACATTTCTCACACCATTAAATATTCCACCAAAGAACCCTGTAACTCCAGCCCATGCTGTTTGAATTCCAGTAACAACAGTTGCCCATAAGGTAGTAAAGAATGTTGATATTCTGTTCCAAATATTTTTAATGGATTGTATAATTTCGCTAAACCAATCAACTAAGCCTTGCCAAATGCCTTTTGCTCCGTCAACTACGCCGTTCCATATATCAGCAAACCATTGACCAATACCGCTAAAGAATGAAGCCACGCTATCCCATGCGCTCTTCAAGAAGTCTACAAAATCAGCCCAAGCCTTTTTACCTGTTTCGGTTTGAGTAAAGAAGTAAATCAGCCCAGCAACGACCGCTGCAATTGCGGCTGCAATCAATACATAAGGATTTACACCAACAACCTTATTGAAAACCTCCATTGCGCTTGTTCCTGCTTTAATTGCCGTTTGCAACTTTTCAAAAGCACTGATAGCAGCGACTATTCTAGTTCCAATTTCAAAGGCCGCAAACCCTGCAGCTAAGGCAACTAAAGCCGCCTTTGTAGCGTCCATCGCTCCTTTACTTTCACTAATCTTTTTAACGAAATCAGCTATTTTGGCAGTAGCTTTTTGTAAAGACTCCGCTAAGGCCCAAAGCACTTCCATTGTGTCGCCAATTGCGTCCGCGCTACTTTTAGGAGCTTTTTCTAAAGGAAGAAATGACTTAACAACATTTACTATTATGCTTCCTACTGAACCAAGAATTGATTTTACGTTTTCCCAAACTCTACCAAACTCTGTTAATGTTCCTGATACTTTTAATTCTTCCCATAATGTCGCTACCCACTTAACAATGTTTTCTACGGCTTTACCGGCACTTTCGCCCCAGCCACTCATTTTATCAATTAAGGAACTAATAACAGGTGTTAAAGCGTCTAAAGTAGGTAGTAAAGCAAGAGATAACGTTTCATTGAAACTATCCCAAGCGTCCCCAATAGTCGTTACTCCTCCACCACCTGCTTCACCAAGTTTTTGCATAGCCTTATCTAGCATTTCAACTGATATAGCACCTTTTTCACTAGCGGCAGCAAACGAACCATACTGTTTTAACGCTGGGTTCATTTCCATAACAGTCGATTTAAGCGCTGAACCAAGAGCTGTGTTATTATCTGTTAGCTGATTAATATTTTCAGCAGTAACTTTTCCAGCTGCTGACATCTGACCGTAAGCCTGAACTACACCTTTAAGGTTTTCTCCAGTACCACCAAATGCTTGGTTAGCTTTTACTAATGCTTCCGTTTTACCGACCGCTTTTTTAGCACTATCTCCTAAACCAATGAATGTTGTTGAAAGTTTAAGAGTATCTTCTGTATTTGCGTTTGTATCTTTAGCAAGTGTTTGCATAGATTTGCTTACATAATCAAACTCTTGCCCATTGCCTTTGAACTTCATTGTATTTTTCAATGAAATCATGGCTTTTTGAGTATCCATTGCGTCAGATGCCCAGCCTTTTAAGCCATTACCGACAGCACTAATAGCACTTGAGCCAATTTGCCTGAATACACCAACAGCAATCTCTCTAAGACTGCTAAAGCGTGACTTCATTCCGTCAATTCCGCTATTTACACCATTGGTATCCATTTTAGCTTCAATGTTCCAAGAGCCTGAACTAATAGCACTCTCGACTTGCCTAATTTCGCTCTCTAGCCTGTTAGCTTGTGTTTCTGCTGTGCCTAAGTCTCTGGTAAGTTGTAGCCATTTCTTTTGACCTGCTGGCGAGCTTTTGTCAACTGTAGAAAGTTCTTGTTTTAATTTTGTTGCTTTGTCACGTGATAAGCTCAACTGCGTTTGTAAATTCTTTTGCAATTGTGCCATTTTATCGGTATTTGTTGGGTCAAGTTTTAGAGCTTCACGTAAGTTTTTAGCTTCTCCTCTAAGCCCTGACATTGCGGTATTAACGCCTTTAAGTGAGTTCTCGAATTTCGTTGTATTACCGTAT